CCTATTTCGTTGTGAATGGGTCTACCCCAGATAAAAACATAAGTATATCTGGAGGCTCTGCTGGCTTAGCGGTAATGTTGAATACTTCTACGAATGTTGGATATTATTTTGAGATAGCAGCACTTGGATTAGAAAAGTTATCTTCAGATGATAGAAGATCAGTTAGCAACGTATTTTTTTATAAAGTAAAGTCAGATGGTGGGAATGCTATTCCTATTCCTTTGTATGATGGCCTTGCCAATATTCTAGTAGACGATGGAAGGTTTACTGGGCAGTCTAGAATGTTTGCTGAAGAAAATCCAACCGTTTACGATTTAGCCGTTGAGTATCAAAACATAGGAAACATTCGTAGATTTTATTTATATTTAAATGGAAAATTAATAAAGACTGTGGATGACGCAGATCCACTTCCAGAATATTCTAATGTTGCATTATTTACAAGAGGATCGGCCAGAGCAATGTTTGAGAATGTTTATGCTCTATCTAATAACTATAGCCAAAACACAACGTTTTCTTTAGATGCTCCAGTTAACTCAGTTTTTGAAGACAACGAGATAACTGCAAGTGAATCTTTTAGAAAGTATGCGATGAGCGGACTAATTCAAAACACATACCTTTCTGGAATAGGGTCTTCAGGACCTCCAAAATACAATATGTACTTTGAAGAGTTTGGAAGTATTATGAGAGAAGCAGCGTCATTTAGTTTTAAGTATGATAAGGCATACCCAGCACTAACTGCAAAAATCTCTCCAACATTCAACAATATAAAAGGCTATGTGGTTTCTGGATTTAAGGCAGGGTCGTATGGTGCTGAGTTTTTAATATTTAATGCAACAGATACACAACTTAATCTAGATGAAACAAGTGGAAATTATTTAAGAATTCAGGGTATTACTTTTACACAACAGTCTAGTAATCAACTTACAGTAGATGATTATTTTAACAAGAACAGCATCACTTCAGATCCACAGTTTGTTTCAGACAGGCTAATTTCTAATCCGTTCAAATTTAAACAAGATTATCAAGATATCAAACTTAGCAGAATGACCTACGGGAAAAAAGACTTTTCTTTAGATACTCAATATATTCAGTCACAAGACGAAGCAATGGGTCTTATGAAATGGATGGTTGAAAAAACATCAAAGCCTAGAAGATCTTTGGGGGTTAAAATATTTTCAATTCCTACAATCCAACTTGGAGACATAGTTACTTTAGATTACATAGAAAATAATGTAAGCATAGCATCAAATCCACAAAATCGATTTGTAGTATATAATATTGACTTTTCAAGAAATTCAAGCGGACCAGATATGACATTATTCTTAAGTGAGGTATTATAATGACAGATAAAATTAGTACAGGAAGTTCCACAAACTCAACTGCAGCGTTGCCAGAAGCCAACGTAAAAGCAGACACTACTTCGATAAAAATTGCAACACCAGATTTAATTATTTCTGGCGACGAGTTGCTATCTGTTGAAACAATGACAGATTTAATATTTGAAAATATTGGCGGTTACGAGTTGGCAACAATATCAAGACATGACCTGGTAAATGGACAAAAGGTTAGTTATTCTCCAATTAAAAATTTAACAGATCTATATTTGCAATATAACCCAAACAACATTCTAAGGCTTCAGTCATCTGATTCTTATTTTAATTCTTTGTCCTTCTCTATTTTTGACAGACTTCCTGAGTGTGGAACTGGGTATGACATAACCCCACCACCTCCGCCAGAAAATGATCCAGGGTATATTGAAAAAGATAAGAATAAGTGGATAAAAACACCAAACTGCAAGGCTGTATATATCGATCCCATAACAGGAGACTTGGTCATTAACCTAATTAATACTAGGAAAGATGAGCAGTTAGAGGTCCAGGTATTGAGCAGCGGAGACGTTTTTAGTGATACAATACATAGTGGAGGAAATTAATGATAACTAATATAGGTAAAAATCTTTTAGCAAAGTATCTTGTAGGGCAGACCCAATCATATGCCTCACACATTGCTGTAGGCTGTGGAGCCTCTCCGCTGGCTTCTGATGGGCAGTTTGGCGACTACTCGTTAAAGAAGTCTTTGGACTTCGAGATGTTTCGTGTGCCAATTATCTCTAGAGGTTTCGTAAATGAAAACGGTATTGACAAGGTAGTCCTAACAGCAGAACTACCAACAGAAGAAAGATACGAGATCACTGAGGTTGGTATATTCTCTGCTGCCTCAAACCCAGTTGCTGGATCATTTGATAGTAGAAACGTTTATTCTTTTGCAGATACAGATGCCTGGCTTTATCAGCCTGTGGGTTCTGCAGCCATTGAGATACCCATAAGATATACACCACTAGACGGAGACTCTGATAATGGAATTATTAATGTTGTTGATAGTAATAGTCAGCCAATAAATGTTTTTGCAACTAACGCAGATAATAGAATTTTTACAGATGAAGACAGAGTAGCAAGAAATGAAAGATGTAGATTTTTAAATAATATAATTGCTATAGTCGGAAATGATTCTACATTAACCAAAAACTCATCAGGAAATTTAGTTGTAGGTGCAGGCTCCAAACATATTAGGCTTAACGAAACCGCAGTAGACTTTACAAAAAATAGTCCACTAGATGAATTAAGATTTGCATTTTCTGTTGTAAATAAAGTTAGCGATGCCAATACCGTACCAGACAATGTTAAAATTTTAATAGATTTTTCTCACACTGGCACAGGATCAACAACAGAATATGCAAGATTTGAAATAGATATCGATGATACTGGATATACTGCAGGAACATCTTTAGACAAAAGAAACCTTTCTTCAAATAGATATCTTGTTGAAAAGAAAGCACTAAAAGATTTAAACAAAACTGACAACTTTGACTGGAGAGAAGTCTCTGTAGTAAGGATCTATGCTTGTGTAACTGAGGCAGGATCGCCATCAGACTCGTTTTATGTTTGCTTAGATGGGTTAAGATTAGAAAATATTACATCAACAAACTCTTTGTATGGCCTTACTGGGTACTCTGTCATTAGGAGCGTTGAATCAAGGCCAATTGTAAAATCAGCAAACACAACAAACTACATTGAGTTTAGATTTGCTCTGGGTGTTTAGCAATGGTAGACAAAGGAATTAAAAACGTTGTTATAAAAAAAGAGTTTCTTGGAAAAGTAAGTTCTTCAAACTCAAGAGTTGTAAGGTTTAGAATTATCTCAGAAGATAAAAATAGAAAGTCTGCATACTCAAAAATATTTATCACCAACTCTGATGTCGTGCTTACTGGGCTAGGAGATATTAATCAGATAAATAATACTATCTTGGTAAATTGGACAACAGGACAGGCATCAACACAAGTAAGGTACGATATTTTTGTTGGATTCGATGGAGCAAGCCCAACATACTTAGACACAACCGCCTCAAACAGTTATTCTTTTTTAAAAAGCGGTACGCAATCTGTAAAGGTAATAGTTCAAATATCTTCTACAAATCCACAACTTGCAGAATATCTCAAGGTTTACGAATCTGATCTGTTGGATCTGGTATAATTATAATATGGCAATATTACCTGTACCTGAGCGTGGACAACCACTAGACGTAACATACATATACGACATTGTTAAATCTATTAATGAGTTATACACCGTAATAGGAGGCGATTCTAGAAAGGGCTATGTTGGTATTTTTACAAGGGGACCCGAAGGCCCACAAGAAGTAAAAACATCTGAGTCTCAAATTATTGCAGCCTTTGAAACAGTTACGCCAACATCACTTCAGACAGCAGGAACTTCCCTGCCCTGGTATCACGACTTTAGAAAGCAGTTTGCATACCCTCCAATTGTAACAGCCACAGCATACAACACAGGAAATAATGATTCAGGAAAAGACGTAACAATTACAATTAGTAATATATCAACATCAAAAGTTGAAGGCTTCGTAAAGTTTAATGCTGGAGGAGAAACTACAATAGGTATTAATATAATAGCGGTTGGAAAGCCTACCTCGTGATTAAGTGTATAAAATGTAACGGAAGAATGTTTATAGATCGACAGTATACAGAAATAAATAATTTAGAACTATACTGCATTCTTTGTGGATCAAGAAAATTTTTTCATCCACCTAGTAATTCTCAGGAGGGCCGATGGCTACTAAAAAGGGAACAATTGAGAGCGAAAAGTACAATGAGTCACCTGTAATTCCAGGTAACAAAAAGGTTTGGTTTCTTAACGGAGACCTTGTCAGAATCCATCACTACAATCACTCCAATGGAATTATGTCTGTTTATAATATAAATAAAGATCAGATTGAAAGTTGTCTGATTAGTGATTTTAAAAATAAAAGAGAACGGGCATACACAGTGGGGCAGACTGCTGATTTAGTTAATCGTCATAAAAAGTATATGCCAGATCTAATGAAGCGTGGAGTTATTCCATTTCCAACAGGATCTCAAAAGGGTGGAGCAAGAGGATTTCAAGTAAGATCATACTACTCTGAATCGCAAGTAAGAGAGATTCGTGATATACTTGCTTCATACCATATTGGTAGACCAAGGAAAGATAAACTAATTACTAATGATATTACGCCCAGCAAGCAAGAGTTGACACGCAGAATGGGCGATGGTATACTTACTTATAGAAGAACTGAAGATGGACGATTTGTTCCAATCTGGAATGAATCTATTTAACGAAGGGTATAAAATGGAAAACGATTCAACAAAGGTATCTGTAACACTTGGGTACACACTAAATCTAGGAAACTTTCAATCACTAAGACTTGACCTTGGGGTCGTCGACTCTAAGCGTGATGGAGAAAATACCGATCAAGCCTTTGAGCGTGTCTACAAGTTTGTTGAAGACAAGTTGACAGCAAAGATTGTTGAAGCACAAAGCGAGGCTGAAGAGAAGTAATGGCTGAACGCAAAGACCGTATGGCTTTGCTTTCAAGATACAGTAAGTATCATACCGCAAGGTACGAATCAAAGCCATCTCTAAACCTCAATGTAGAACAGTGGGCATCTGATGCTCTTGTTGAGTCCTACACACTGCAGGGATGTTACGAGATACTTGAGTATTATTTTGCTGTTTCAGAAACCCCATCGTGGAATTACTTTGCATATAATGCAGAGAAAATATTACAAGCAAAAAAAGATAGACTAAAGGATAGTCAAGAGAGATCAGAGCGTAGACGAATGGCAAAGGAGTGGCTAAGTGAATAACACAGAGGCAAAACTACTTACGGCTGTTCTGAAAGACAAACAAATACATGTTCTTCTTCAGGCCAATGTTGAAAACCTTTTAAGAACTCACGGAGATATCTGGAACTTTGTAAGACTATACTTTGAGAACAACTCAGTACTTCCTCCAGCAGAACTAGTCACTGAAAAGTTTAGAGACTTTGAGCCAGTGACTGGTGTCGGCGCAACAAAGCATCACCTTGAAGAACTTCAGGGAGAGTATCTAACAGACAGTCTTAAAGACATTATTAGGTCTGCAGCATCTGAAATTCAAAACAATAATGGAACTGTTGCCCTTAACGACCTAATTACAAAGACTTCAGAATTAAAAAAGAATACTGCTGCAATTCGTGACATTGATGTTACGGATCTTGAGTCTGCTGTTGCATACTTTGAAAATGTTAAGAAGCAGCAAGCACTTGGGATGTCTGGAATCAAGACAGGTCTTCCAGGCTTTGACAACTACCTTCCTTCGGGAATTATGCCAGGACAACTTGGAGTGTTCCTTGCTTATCCAGGAATTGGAAAGTCATGGCTTGCACTATACTTTGCAGTGCAGGCATGGAAGCAAGGAAAGTCTCCACTTGTGATTTCTCTTGAAATGTCCGAGACCGAAGTTCGTAATCGTGTATTTACCATCATGGGGGAGGGCCGTTGGTCTCACAGGAAAATTAGTAATGGTGAAATTGAGATTGACATGCTCAAAGAATGGCATGCCAAGCATTTACAAGGCAAGCCAGAGTTTCACATTATTTCAAACGATCAAGGTGGAGAAATTAACCCTTCAGTTCTTCGTGGAAAGATTGATCAGTATAAACCAGACTTTGTAATCGTAGACTACCTACAGTTGATGGCTCCTAACCAGAAGTCAGATAATGAAACAGTACGAATGAAGAACCTTTCAAGAGAACTTAAACTAATGGCCATTGGAGAAGAAGTTCCTATTATTGCTATCTCATCTGCTACACCAGATGATGTTAATGACCTCTCCACAGTCCCTACACTGGGTCAAACAGCCTGGTCTAGACAGATTGCTTATGATGCTGACTGGGTTCTTGCTTTAGGCCGTGGGACTAATAGCGATATCATTGAATGTGCATTTAGAAAGAACCGTAACGGGTTTATGGGGGACTTTCTTGTTCAGTGTGATTTTGACAAGGGATACTATAGGTATAAAGACTTTGAAGATAAGTAGTTATAATATGGTATGTCAAAAAACAAGGAGTACTTGCCACCAACGTTCTATCATCATAAGCCCATAAAAAGGTTTTATCTTGATGGTGTTATTCACGATGACTCCATGATTGGTAGACTAAAAATAGAATACATAAGGCTTTTAGTATCAGAAATGAAACTAAGTGGTTATGTGCCAAGACTTGATCTTGACCCAGACTTTACCATAAGGTATAATGATATAAAGAACTTTTACGAATTTGAATTATCGATACAGGCAGTTTACGCAGGGAAGAGGAAAAGCGAATGGATAGCAGGAATAGACGGAACCAATCCAATCTTTATTCCGCAGAACAAGTCAAGCGAGTCCTTACAGGATCGGGTATAACAGTAGAGTCTGAACTTGATGCAGACTTCATGATTTTTTGTCCATTTCATAATAACCACAGAACACCAGCAGGAGAAGTCCAAAAAGATAGCGGAATGTTCTTCTGTTTTTCTTGTCAGAAATCTGCAGACCTTATAGAACTTGTTATGCATACATCTGGAAGAACATACTTTGAGTCTGCTAGATTTATTAAAAGCAAAGAGAAGTTGACTAATCTTACTACAGAAATTGATAAGGTTCTTGTAAAGGAAGAACAATACAAAACCTTTGACGAACTAATTATTAAAAGATTACATAACAACCTTGTTGCTTCTGAAAGAGCAAAAAACTATTTTACATATAGAAAGATTGAAAAGCCTTCATGCATAAAGTTTGTACTAGGATACTCAGAAAAACAAGATATGGTTACCGTTCCAGTCCATAGCCCAGATGGAATACCTCTTGGATTTGTTGGAAGATCTATTGAAGGAAAAGACTTTAAGAATACACCAGGCTTGCCAAAAAGTAAAACACTGTTTAACTTGCATCGTGTCAAGAAATCTGATAGAGTATATGTAGTGGAGTCCTCATTTGATGCTATTAGACTCGACCAGGTAGGACTTCCAGCAGTAGCAACACTTGGCGCAAATGTGTCAAGCACACAAATAGAATTGCTTCAAAAGTATTTTAATAACATAATTGTTATTGCAGATAACGATGAGGCGGGAGGAAACATGAAAGATAGGATAGTTGAAAAACTTTCTTCTCGTGTTTCCGTTATTAAACTAAATAATCAGTATAAAGATATTGGTGACATGCCAGACGAAGAACTTAGAAATTTAGAGTTTCAGTTTGACAAATCTATATCTCTTATGCTAAACTAATACAAACACACAAAGGAGAAAAATATGAGCATTGTAAAGGGAATCAAGAACATCAACGCCCTGCTCGACAGACCAAAGTACGAAAACGAAGGACCAAAGGTTAAGTGGCTAAAACTTGCCGATGGGCAATCAGTAAAGATCCGATTCATTGAAGAACTTGATGAGGATTCTGCAAACTATAATGAAAAGCGTGGCCTAGCACTTGTTGTTAAGGAACACGTAAATCCAAAGGATTACAAGCGCAAGGCTGTAGACACAATGGAATCAGAAGGCCGTGACTGGGCAGAAGAAATGCACCGCAAGGATCCAAAGGCTGGATGGCGTGGCCGTCTTCGCTTTTACTGCAATGTCCTAGTTGACGATGGCATTGAAGCACCATATGTTGCAATCTGGTCAATGGGTATCAGCAAGCAGTCATCATTCAACACAATTCGTGAGTATGCACTTGAAACAGGAAGCATCTCAAACGTACTATGGAAGTTAAAGCGTAATGGTCAGGGAACTGAAACCAATTACACACTTATTCCATCTGCACCAGATAAGGAGCCATTCGATTGGAAAGATATTGAACCTTATCCATTGGAGTCAGCACTAAAGAAGATTCCATACGCAGAACAAGAAGCGTTCTACTTGGGCTTTGATGGCCCATCTGCCACTTCAGCAACTAACGCTGATTGGTAATATGAACTACGTCGGCTTACATGTCCATACCCATTTCAGTTTATTTGATGGGATTGCTACTCCAGAAGAATACGTGAACCGTGCAGTTGAGTTAGGGATGCCTGCAATAGCCATCACTGACCACGGTACTTTATCTGGGCATAGGGAACTGCACCGTATTGCAAAAGCAAAGGGCATAAAGCCAATTCTTGGGCTAGAGGGATACATGTGTGCAGACATATCTGATACACGAGATAAGTCTGAAAGAGAAGGTCAGCAAGACCTTGTCTACAACCACATTATCCTTCTAGCCAAGAATCAAGTTGGTTTAGAGAACTTAAACAAGATTAGTGAACTATCTTGGACAGATGGTTTCTTCAAGAAACCACGATTTGACTTTACTATTTTAGAAAAGTATAAAGAAGGAATTATTGTTTCTTCTGCTTGCCCAAGTAGCGTTTTGGTTAAGGCGCTTGAGGAAGAAGAGTTTGCTCTTGCCAAGAAGTACATCTCTTGGTTTAAAGAACGCTTTGCCGATGATTACTATATTGAGGTTATGCCCCACAATGAAGCACACATAAATAAGTATTTAATTGAACTTGCAGATGAGTTTGGTATTAAGGTTATTGTTACGCCAGACTGCCACCATGTTGATCCATCACAAAAAGAAGTTCAAGAGTTCAAGTTGCTCATGAATACACACGGCAAGTTCGTAAAGGATGCTACATATGAGAAGTCAAAGAAAAAGGGCAGCATGATGGAACGCCTTGACTACCTATATGGCGAAGATCGTCAGATAACATTTAATAAGTTTGATATCCACCTGCTATCTTATGAAGAGATCAAGGCAGCCATGGAATCGCAGGGGATTGATCGACCAGACATCTATTCAAACACACTCCTATTAGCAGAGACAGTAGGAGACTATGGCATTCAAGAAGGCTTAAACCTTCTTCCAGTACAGTACAAGAGTCCAGACAAGGAACTTGCCAAGGTCGCATTAGAAGGTTTAGCAGAGCGTGGTTTGTCAGAGAATCAAGAATACCTTGATAGACTCGAAGAAGAGTTGCAGATTATTAAAGATAAGAAGTTTGCACCATACTTCCTTGTTGTAAGTAACATGATTAACTGGGCAAAGAAGGAAGAGATTATGGTTGGGCCAG